TAACGGCTTCGCGTGGAGCCGGCCCTGTTCACTTCGAGGGAAACAAGCATGTCCATCACGGTTTGGCACGGCGGCACGTTCCGGGACCACAAGGCCGAGGAGGCGATGGCGCTTCCGTATGCGGACGGATCGTGCGATTCGATCGAGGTCAAGGACGATCTCGCAAGGTTCGTCGGCGGCGGCGCAACCGAGGCGGTCGCCAAACTCGCAGCGAAACTCAGGGAAGGCGGAGAACTCCGCGTAAGCGTCCCGGACTTCGACCGGCTCATCGACGCCTACAAGGGCGGGACGCCCACAGACGTCGAGGAGCGGCTCTTGGGGAAGGCCGGCGAACACGGCTCGATCTGGAACCGGCAGAAACTCGGCGACACGATGAAGGCCGCAGGCCTCGACGACGTGCGGCCGTGGAAGGCCGGCGAAGATCCGACCGCGGTCAGCCTCGAAGCGGTCAAGATCCCGGCCATCACCGAACTCCGGAACGTCGAAGCGCTCGTCTCGATGCCGCGGCTCGCGTGGACTGAGAACATGTTTTGCGCTATTGCGGCGCTTATACCGCTGAAGATCAACATCACGAAGCACACCGGCGCCTTCTGGGGCCAGTGTCTCGCGCGGCTCATGTCCGAGGCGATCGCGAAGCCGTCTTGCGAATGGGTGCTGACGCTCGACTACGACTCGATCTTCGAGAAGCAGGATGTCATCGACCTGTACCGGTTGGCGACCCGGAAGAACCTCGACGCGGTGGCCGCGATGCAGATCGGGCGCGAGCGCGATACGGTCCTGATCACCTGCGAGGATGCCGAAGGGAACGCCCGGAACTCGCTCACGCTTGAGGAGATCACGGCCGACGCGATCGAGGTCGCGACCGCACACTTCGGCCTTACGCTCGTCCGAGCCGATGCGCTCCGCAACCTGCCGAAGCCGTGGTTCCACGGGTCGCCGGCATCGGACGGCACCTGGGGCGAAGGCCGCATCGACGACGACATCCAGTTTTGGCGCCAGTGGAAGCGAACCGGATTCAAGGTCTGGCAGGCGAACCGAGTCCGCATCGGACACATCCAGGTGATGGTGACTTGGCCGGACCAGAGGCTCGCCGCACGGCACCAGTATCATTCGAAGTACGTGACCGAGGGACGGCCGGACTACGCGAGGTCTTGAATGGCAGTCGATACATACGCTCTCACCACGCTCGCGAAACTCCAGGCGTATCTCGGCATACCGGCCGCGACCGACGAGGCGCTGCTCGAGGATGCGATCGACGCGGCATCGGCCACGATCGAGAACGTGCTCGGCCGGAAGATCATGTCGCGCGAATACTGGGAGTGGAAGGACGTCAACGGCAGGACGAAAGACCTGTCCGTATCGAACCCTCCGATCACCCGGATCGAATGCGTCGCGGTCGGCAGCCAGACGGCGATCACGGTGAACGGAGCGCCGGGCGCGAATGACATCGGCCTGAGCATTAGCGTGCAAGAGGACAGGGTGTACCTCTGCCGGCTGGACAGTTCCGGCCAAAAGCACCAGACCACGCTCTCGTTCGGCTCGAAAAAGACGATTGCGGAGATGGCGACCGCGATCAACGCGACTACTGGCTACACGGCTACGAGCCAGTTCGACGGGCCGGTCCAGTTGCTGCACCCGACCGGCGGGTTCAACGTGTTCCAGACGACCGCGTACCTCACGGCCGCATGGGACGTTACGCTCGACACCCGGATCGGGTACACCGGCGGCATGGTCAGCCTCATCTCGGACTCGTGGCCGAGCGACCATTGGATGCAGTCGTTCGAGCAAGGCCGTAGGAACGTACTGCTTCACTACGTCGGCGGCTACGAAACGATCCCTTACGACATCGAGCAGGTGTGCCTCGAAGCCGCGGGACAGATGTACCGAGATCGCAAGCGGGATCGCGGCGTCCAGTCGGAGAGTCTCGGCGACTACTCGTACAGCCTCGGCTCGGCTACGGCTACGCTCGATCTCATCCGGTCCCGGCTCGGTTCGAGGAACCGCATCCGGTGAGCATCGACGCGCTCATCTCGTCGTATGGCCGGACGCTCGCGAGGCAGCGGCCGGTCTGGATTCGCGACGTAAGCGGCGGTGCCGCGCAGAGCACGACGGCCGGCACGACGACCGCGGCGATCACTGGGTATCTGCAGGTCGGCGGCGGTGCCGTAGGGCTGCGCTACGGCCGCGAGAACCTCCGCAACCCGGCGACCCTCTACTGCTTGGGTGCCGTGGACGTGCAGCCTGAAGACCTCCTGACGGTCTCGGTCGCGACCGAGACGCGTACCTACCGGGTCGATGCGGTACGCATCCCGAACGACCGGTCGACGAGCGATCCGATGTGCCACAAGATCTGCTCGCTTGAGGAGGATTATCCGCGTGGCTAAGGGTGGCAAGTCAGGTCCGGCCGGCGGTGCCTCGTTCAACTTCGACGGTAAGGCGATCGCCGACGCGATCGTCACCGGTTGCGCCCAAGGGACGCTCATCGGCCTCATCCAGTTGCAGCGCGAGATCAAGGTCACGCTAAGCCAAGCCGGAACCGGCACGCTCTGGCCGGGATCTAGATACCGTTCGAGCGCTCCGGGTCGACCTCCTGCCGTGCAGACCGGACACCTTCGCCGCTCATGGCAGGTCGGACAGCCTGCTCGCGTCGCCGCTGGTCGCCGGCTTGGCTGGTCGATCGGATCGAATGTGCCGTATGCGAAGACGCTTGAGTTCGGTTCCGTTCGCATCTTCCCGCGTCCGTATCTCAGGCCGGCGATGCGAACGATCGCGAAGACGCTTGGCCTGACGGTCCGGGCGCAGATCAACAAGGCACTACGGCAGATCGGATTGAGGTCTCGATGAAACCGATCCTTGACACGCTCGCGGCCGCGATCACATCGTCAGCGGCTACCTCGTGGTTTCAGGGATTCGGCGGTCGCGTCTACGTCAACGAGGCACCGGCGAACGTCGCGCTTCCGCTCTGCGTCTATGGCATTGTCGACCATGCGATCACCCAGACGTTCGGGTCCGACCGCGAGTCGATCGTCATCGAGTTCACGCAGTACCACCCACACTCGTCCGGCGTGGCGGTCGCTGTCGGTGCAGCCGACAAGTTGCATACCCTGCTCGACAACAATCCGCTGACGGCAACCGGATATGATCGGGTCGTCATTCGTGCCGAGTCGCGAGGCGTGACAACGATGGACGACGACGCGATCCGGACGGATTCGCGGTTCAGGATTCAGGCCATCAAGACCTAAACGGGACACCCATGCCACTCTCTTACCTGACCGGAAACGATGGCGGCGTCGCGCTCGGCACCGCGACCAACCATAACGCACAGTTCAACACGTGGAACGCGACGTTCAGCCGGAACGTCTCGGACATCTCCGGCTTCGGCGACGGCGCCCGTCGCCGCCGTCTCGGCGTCTACGACGTCTCCGGCTCGGCCGGCGGGTTCATGGTCGCGGACGGTGCCGGTCCGGGCGCGAATACCACCGACTGGTCCTCGACCGGGATCACCGTGTTACTGCACGCCAAAGGATCGGGAACCTCTGCAAGTTCCTGCACGCTCTCTTTCGGAGCGATCATCTCGGAGATCGCGATGAGCAACGCCAAGAAGGGAGACGCTGCGGTCTCCTTCAACTTCCAACTTGCCGGCGGTGCTGCACCGACCGAGACCTGGGACGAGACCTGAACCATGCCTAGTTACCTCACCGGAAACGACGGTTCGATCACGTTCCCGAACGCGCACGGCGCGCAGTTCAACACGTGGAACGCCACCTTCGCTCGCAACGTCTCGGACATCACCGGCTATGGCGACACCGGTCGTCGTCGCCAACTCGGCATCTGGGACGTGTCCGGCTCTGCCGGCGGGTTCCTTGAGTTCGACGCGGCGAACACTTCGCCAGGCGTCGCCGACATGGCCGAGGACGGAGCGGCGGTCGTGCTCATCGCAAGAGCGGCAAACACGAACATCGCCGGGCAGGGCGCGTGCTCGTACTCGCTTACCGCTGTCATCTCGGACATCGCGATCACGAGCACCAAGACCGGCGACGCAGCCGTATCGTTCAACTTCTCGATCGCCAACGGCACGATCCCGACCGAGACCTGGGACGAGACGCCTTGAGGCTCTGGCCGACGACCGTACTCACGCCGGACGACTGGATCGCGGACATCACGTTCAGCGACGGGACGAAGAGCCGGCTCGGGATCTCGCCGCACCTCACCGAAGACCAGGCGATCGAGAAGGCAAGGCGGGTCATCGGCTGGCGGAACAAGACCCGGCAGGTCATTGACATCCGGCTGAGGCGTCGCGTGCACGCCTTCGGTTCGGTGGAAGAGATGCACGCGGAGAACCGAGGGAGGCTGGTCAAGTGAAGACAGTCGAGATCGTGTCCGGATTCCGGGCGCCGCTATTGACCGTTGCGGACATGATGGAGATCGGCGAGGCCGCATGGGACGACGAACGGAAGGCGCTCCTTGCGGACCTCGAGGTCGCAGGCGCATCGGCCGAGCAGAGGCTTGCCGCGCTTCGGGAGCAGTCGCTCCGGAAGGGTACGGCGCTCGTGCTCCTCATCGCGACCATGCGTCTCGACGTCGCGTCCGACGTCATCCGTCGAGCGGCGTTCCGTGCCAAGCAAGATCCCGACGAGATCCTCGCCAGGCTCACGCCGGCGGAGATCGTCGAGCGTGCCCAGAAACTCTGCGGCTACGAAAGGTCCGACGAGGGAAACGCACAGGGTCCGGCGGCGACGGCCTGAGCCGCACGGACTGGATCGGTACGGCCGCCTTCGTGGCACGCTACGCGCCCGGCTTCGGGAACCCGCTCGACCTGCCGATCGACGTGTTCGCGGCGATCGTGGAAAGCGTCTCCGATATGATCCAGTCCGAGCACGGCGACAGCGGCCGGGCCGCGGTCGATCGTGAGATGAGGCGCATGCTTGGCTGAGAACCCGTCAATCACAGTCCAGGTCCTCGCCGACATCAAGGCGCTTACGACCGGCATGAAGGAAGGCGAGCGGATCGTCGGCCAGACCACGGCGACGATGGCGCAGTCGGTCGACAAGGCCGATCTCGGGAACCGGTTCGCGAAGCAGGCGCAGGGATTCACGAAGGCCGCAGGCGCGATGACCTTTGCGCTTCAGGAGTTCAACCGCGAAGGCGCGAATGTCATATCGAGGACCGAGGCCATCGGCCAATCCTTGATGATGACCGGCTCGAAGTTCGGAGCGGTCGGCGGAAGCATGGTCCAACTCGGCATCGCTCTCAACGAGGTGTTTACCGGGACGCAGGCGGCTGCGCGCGCGATGGCCGAGGAAGTCGCGGCGATGGAATCCAAGTCGAGGTTCCAGGCCGAGACGCGGGATCTTGAACGGCAACTCGCGATCCTGAAGGAAACCGATCCGGTTCGGAAAGCCGAACTGGAGATGCAAAGGGAACTCGCCAAGATCAGGCGCGAGGCTCTTGAACTCGACGGCAAGGGCGCCGATGCTGCGGCTCGCGACATGATCCGGGCAAAGGAAGCGCTCGCGATCGAGCAGGGCCGGCAGAAGATCGAAGCGGCTCGGGCGGCTCAGGACTCCGCAAAAGCTCAGGCCGGCGGTGCGGTCGGATCGCTGGTCGATACGCTCACGACCAGCATCGGAAACACGTTCCGCGTCGCGACCCGAGGAGCGGCGGCGGCCATGCAGCAGCAGCAGACGCAACTACAGCAGACGATTTCCGGTAACGTCGCCTCCATCCTGTCCATGATGCGATCCCAATCGGGAGTCATAGCGTGAGCGTGAAGGTCCACGAGAGGCTCGAAAGCCGCGACGTTTCCCGCATCGGCGGCAAGTTGACCGCTCGCCGGCAGTTCCATGTCTTCGATGACGGGACTCCGCTCGCGACGCCCGGCAGCGTCATCGTCCTCTTTGGCTCGAACGGCCTGCCGTACTACGGCGAGGAGTTCCCGGAGTCGCCGAACCTTCGCGCTCGCGACTACCGGCTTTCGCTGGTCGCCGGCCATCGCGATCTCTGGGCGGTGGAATGGGAATACTCGGAGACCGAACTTGCGACATTCCCGCAGCGGCAGCCGGGCGAGGTCGGATACACCGAGGTAACGGCCAGGACGATCGCGAACTTCGTCGACGCCTGGCGAGTGTTGTCGAAGCCAGACATCGCGAACAAGACGAAGGCCGGCGGCGACAACCAGTACGGCGCCGGTAGCACCGTCGACATTGGAGGCACGCCGATCGACGCGGCCGGCGAGCCGCTCCAGGACGTGGTGCGCCAGATCGAGATCCAGATCACCGAGGTAGTCGGCGGCGTGTCGAGTTTCGCGCCGTATCTCGAGTTCGTTTGGCGACGGAACAACTCGACTTTCCTCGGCGCCCAGATCGGGCAACTCCTCTACCTCGGCGCGCAGATCAACCGTATCGACGTGGCGAAGTACCAGTTCACGCATACCTTCCTGCTCGATCGCTGGTGGCACATGCGGCAGCGTGCGACCAAGTGGTCGGATGGACGCACGCCGCTGATGGACGTCAACGGTCGCAAGCACGCCGAAAGCGTGACGTTCGTGCAGCCGTTCCCGGACTACGCGAACTTCTTCGCTATGAGCCCGAACTTCACCCAGACGGCCGGCGCGTTCGTCATCAACGTGCCGATCCTCGGTTTCCCTTGAGGCTGAAACATGGCAGATGAAATCACCGTAGCCGGCCGGATCTCGATCAGGAAGGGCAACCTTGAGCACGTGTTCGCTCCGAGTTCGTTGCTCGTGGATCTCGCAAGCGAGAACGCGGTCGGCGGGAACCAGGTCATTGGGACGAACCCGGAGAGCCTCGTCTACAACTCGACCGACGTTGCGGCGAACGGGTATGCGTACTTCCGCAACCTCTCGACCTCGGCGACGATCACGATCAACCACGCGACCTCGACGACCGCGTACACCGCCTTCGTCCGGCTTGAGCCTGGCGAGTTCGCGATCCACCGGGTCGCGAGCACGTCGATCCATGCGCAGGCGTCGACGACGACGGCAGTACTTCAGTACCTGATCCTCTCGCCATGAGCATCCGGTACACGTCAGGCTCGGTCGGTCGCTTCACGTTCACGCAGGCTAATCGCCTGTCGGACGCGGCCGATGCGATCGAGTCCCGCCAGTTCGAGGCACCGCAGGTCGAGCGTCGCGGCGCGAAACCGATCGTCGCGGTCCTGACATCTCGGGCGAGCGGCTCGTGGTTCGGTGCCGGCAGCACGGCGCGCGAGGTCTGGAACTGGAGCGAGGCCGGCGTCGTCCTCGTCGGCGGCTCGCGTCGCGTCTCGGCATATCCGGGCGGCATGAAGTCGGTGGAGTTCGGCGAGATGCCGTATGGCCGTGCGGTCATGCTCTCCGGCACGGCGAAGCCGGGCGACATCGTAAGTCTCTTCCCGTTGCTCGATGACACGCAGGAGCCGTGGTACGCATTCGTCGGGAAGACGGTCGCGGTCGGTACGGCAACGGTGCTTTCGCTCGGCTCGGAGCCGTTGGAGATCACTCCCGGCAAATACAAATACCAAGCGCAGCCGGTCTACATGGATGTCAATGGCAACACCTTTGCCAATCCGTCAATGCCGGCAGGCATAGCATTCAACGTCTATGAGTTGAGCGGACTGCACGGACAGGAAACGGAGTTCGACGATCCGCCGTCCCGGATGCTTCGAGACGGGCCGGTGAAGGGTCCAGTCGTCGGAGTTCTTGCAAGCGCTCCGAATGATCCGATCGTCTATGCGTTCGAGGCTCCGGCTCCGCTGACGCCTGAATGCGGAGGTCCGGTGCCGGGCGCGTTCGGCAACCTGCTGGGAGGTAATCTCTGATGCCGTACCAGTCGAGGCTACGCGCCACGGACGAGCAACTCTTCTCAGTCGAGACCGGCAAGCGGTTCGTGGTTCACGCGATCTACTTCGCGAACACGACGGCCGCTCTCCGTCGCGTGCGGCTGCATCACTGCACGCAGGGACGAGCGAGCGGAACCGAGAACGCGATGTTCTATGACGTCGCGATCGCTCCGAACGGGACGCTCATCGACTCGACCAGGTTCCCGATGTTCGAGGGCGACTCGCTTCGCGGCATGGCAGACGCAGCCGGCGTGACGTTCACGCTCCACGGGACGTTCGCCTGATGTCCCATGTCCTGCCTGCCGTCGCGTGCTGCTGCGGCACGGACCCATGCGGCGAACCGTGTTGCGATCCCGGTACGACCGAGTTCTCGATCTCGTGGAGCGGGTCGTTCATCAACATCTTCAACTCTTGCGAGTGCCTCGATGTTCCGAACTTCGTCTGCCCTTGCACCGGATCGGCCGCGATATTCGGCGGTCAAGTCGGACGAGGCACGATCACGCGAACCGAGCCGGCTCCGCTCGATCCGTGCGGCGTATGTTCGATCACGCTTGAGGCCGTTCCGCTTTTGGGCATCGGCAACTACAACTGCCCTTGCGCCTGCCAGTGGGAAGACCCGCCGGGCTCGGGCAACTTCGTCTCGTGCGCGGACAACCAGAACCCGCTCTGCGGTCCGTTTGAGATCCTCTGCGGCGTCGGCGGGTTCACGTACGACCAGTCGTCCGGATGTCCGGAGTTCCGTCCGGAGTTCGAGTTGAAGTACGACGCCAGTCCGGGCGGCCAGTTCGGAGGCCGATGGGAAGTCGTGCTGCCGATCCGGATTCTTTTGCCTTACAGGCCATCGACCTGCACGAATGCCGATACGACCTACTGCCATCCACGATGGAGCGAGGTGTTCACGCCTGGCGAAAACGGCGTGCTCTTTCGCGGACCGCAGGTAATGTTCTGCGCGGACGGTCGCGTCGACTTGCGATCCCGTGTCGGCGGATACTCGCCGCACAATGTCGTAGTCGTCCAGGAGACGAACCAGCAACTCGAATGGAATCCCGGAACGGTCTTGGTCTCATGAGCGACCGGCCCGGCATGGTCGTCCTCAAGGCGACGGCAAAGGCCGGTGCGATCGGCATCGCGAAGGCCGTGCTACGGATCGACCCGACATCGCCGGAGGATCTGTCCCGTAGGGTTGCGACCTGCGAGGCGTGTCCGTCCGGCTGCTACCTATCAGGTCCGAGCCGATGCGACAGGTCGAAGGGCGGATGCGGCTGCTTCCTCGCGGCCAAGTGGCGAGTTGCGAGCGAGAAGTGTCCCAAGGGTCATTGGTAGGATTGACGCATGGCGGTAACGCTCACAGGCACCGGCGGCCTATTCACGCGGCTCGGCAAACTCTTCGGCTTGGCGAAGACGATCCGGCAGCACCAGCAGGCGATCGCGCCGACCGCGGCAACCTCGACGAGCGGCGTCCGCACCATCTACTCGGTGTACGCCTCGACGACCGGAACGCTCCCGATGGCGACCGACCTGGTACGTGCCATCTCGGACGAGGATGTCGTAGCCGATGCGAGCGTGACGACGTTGGCCGGGATCAAGTCCGCGGCCGAGCGGACGCTCGTCGAGATGGTGGATGCCGACACGAGACTTCCCGAGAAGACCGTGCCGGAAGCGATGCGAGAACTCGCGTTCCAGATGAACCGCGATACGCAGAAGGTCGCGCTCACGGACTTCACGGTCGGCTCGACCTCGTACAACGCGGCCAACACCGGGAACGCGGTCGTCGTCGTATCGGTCGAGGCGCCAAAGATCATCAAGGACAACGTGGTCTTTGCCTCGAAGATCGCCTCGCAACCGTACGTCCGTGCCGAGACGCTCACCTTCTCATGCTCGCAGGACACGAAGGTAGCCGGCGTGTCGAGCGGGTCGGAGCGATGGATGGTCACGGGCGACCGCTCGTTCCCGAACCTCGATCGGCGATGGAGAGCCGGCAGCGGAACAGCCATGATGCTGACCGCGACCTCCGGCGACCAGGACGGCGGCGGAGCGCCGGGAATGAACATCCTTACCAACGGCGACTTCGAGGTCTTCGAGTCGGACGTGCCGATCAACTGGACGCTCGCGACAGGGACGGCGAACACGCATGTCCAGAAGTCGACGACCGCGCAACGCGGAACGGGATCGCTCAAGATCATCGGCGACGGCTCGAACCTCACGCGGCTTACCCAGCGGCTCAACTTCGGGACCGGCACCTACGGCAAGTTGAAGGGCGACACGCTCTACCTGATCTCGTGCTGGGTTCGAGCGGACGGCGGCGCCGCTCCGCTTGCCGGCGTGCTTCGCGTCTCGTTCCGGGACGGCACGGACACCGTGCTCACCGGGATGACGTTCAATGTCGACCTAACCGCGATCACGCTCTCGTATGTGCGGTACGACAAGGCGGTCGTCTCGCCCGTGAATATTCCGGATGAGGCATATATGGTCGTCGAACTGACGACGGCGATCACCTCGACGCAAGCGGTCCTCGTCGATGAGGTGACGGTATGCGAGATGCAGCGGCTCGCGCCCGGCGGTCCCGGCGTGGCGATCGTGGCCGGCTCGACCGACTCGCGACGCGGCGACTTGGCTACGGTCGCGATCTCGAACAACACGGTCGGCGAGATGAACCTCGAACTCGATCGCATGTTCGGCCTGTACGAGACCGGGATCTTCCTGCCGAGCGGCACCGGGACGAACATCACGGTCGCCGACTCGTTGATCTCGTGACCGCGGTCGAGTAGGATCGACGCACCATGCACGGGCTCATCACCCGTGCGGCTCGCTTGATCCACTCGGCGAGCCAGTCATCTCCCGCCCGGACGGCCGTAGCACCCAGCGCAGCCTCCGGGCGGTTTTATTTGGCGCCTGCCGCGTTGCCGTCAATCGGCCCGGCATCGAGCCGGCGATCGGCCGGACGCGTCCTAGGCCGTCCTAGGCTGCCTGTTATCAGGACCTTACAACTTTGTCCGGTTTAGTACGGCAAGCCTCTTGACAAGCCGATAGAAGCCGGTACCTTTCACCCGTCGAGGTGATTCCTCGACCGCCGCAGGTCCTGCGGTGAATGGAGATGACCGATGCGTATCGAAGTTCTTGGAGTCAACAGCGACAAGCACACTTGCCAGTGCTGCGGCAAGTCCGGCCTCAAGCGGGTGGTCTGGCTTTCGCTCGACGGTGCAACTCCGGTCCACTACGGGACGACCTGCGCGGCGCGAGTTGGAGGCGTGACCGGTTCGGCTGCTCGCGACCTCGACCAGGTTGTTGCGAGGCTCAAGGCTCGCGAGGTTCGCGCCGCGGCTTGGCACCAGGTCAACCTTCAGGCTCGCGAGACGGCGAACCGGACCGCCGTCACCCAGTTCGTGGCCGAGGTCGATGGATACCAGGCCATGCAAGTTGTCGATGCCGCTCGACTGGCGTACCTGCGATCAGACTGCCGTCGATTCGTTCGCGTGCTGGCGGCTCACGAAGTCTGACCGCTCACCGGTCCGGCCGCGGAAACGCGACCGGGCCGATTCCCGCCGCGATGGTGCGGCGGCTACTGGAGATGACCGATGGCAAAGAACACTTGGCGGAAGGACACGCTCGCTCGCGATCTTCGTGCAGCCTGCGACGACATGCGGCGATGGATGCAACTCGATCCGAGCGATCTGGCGCAGATGGACGCGAACGCCCTGCTCGCGATGGCCGACGTTGCGATGCGGGTTTATGACGCGGCGAACCTCGTCGTCGATGAGCGACGCGCTCGCGAGCGTGCCGATGCCCAGGTGCTCGACACGCTCAAGCAGATCGCCCAGATCGGAGGGACCGTCGATGTCCGCGCTTGAACTGCTCTGCATCCTCGCGGGAGTCATCGTGCTCCCGCTCGCTTTCGTTCCCTTCCTCGTCGAGGCCGGCGAGAAGGCAGGGATCGTCAAGACCGGCCAGTCTGGAGATGACCGATGAAGACCGAGAAGAAGACGCTCGCCGCAGCATTCGCCGCGGCGCTTGCCGAGATGCCGTCGCCGACGCTCGACAAGACGAACAGCGCATTCGGCAAGTTCCGGTACGCCTCGATCGGCTCGTACCTCGAAACCTGCCGGCCGCACCTGGCGAGGTTCGGGTTGGCGATGGCGACCGACTACGAGCCAATGCCGGACGGGAATCTGATGTGCTGGACGGTCATCCGGGACGAGACCGGCGAGACGCTCCGGCTCGCTCCGGTCCCGGTGAAGGTCGATCTTGTGAAGCCGCAGGCGACCGGATCGGCCATGACCTACGCACGCCGGTACTCGATCTCAGCCGCGCTCGGCGTGGTCGGCGACGAGGACGACGACGGCAACGCGGCGAGCGCTCCGGAGCCGAAGCGGTCGATGGTCCAGGCGATCGCGACGCCGGCACCCAAGCCGGCACCGCAGCCGGCACCGAAGCCGGTCGTCAACGAAGACACCGGGTTCGAAGTCGTCCGCATCGCGAGCGTGGACACGAAGGACGGGACGACGAAGGCCGGCAAGCCGTGGCGGCTCTACATCGTCAAGACGGACGGCGGCGAGGAGTTCACCACCTTCTCGGCGACGGTCGGAGATCGCGCCTTCAACTACATCGGCGGCACTGCCGAGGTGCTGGTCCAGGAGAAGACCACGCCGAGCGGGAAGCAGACGCTCGAACTGATGGACATCAAGGCGACCGCGAGGACCACGCCGCCGGCACGCGAGGAGGACGCCAATGACATCCCGTTCTGACGATCCGACGATCTCGCCTCGCGAGTTCGCCGACCGGTTCGGCCTGCACATCGAGACGGTCTACCGGTGGATTCGGGACGGCCGGATCAAGGCGACCTGCATCGGTCCGCGCTTCTGGCGCATCCGACCGAGCGAGGTCGAGCGGTTCCTGAACGAGCCGCAGCGTGAAGCCCAGTATTTCCACATCGACGAGAAGCCCGGCACCGCCTGGGCGAAGAAGGAGGACAACCGATGAGACTGCTCCAGATCACCGACGACATGCAGGCGCTCGACGACCTGCTCGCCGAGGTGGGCGGCGACGTGAGCGATCCCAATGTCGCCGCCGCGGTCGAGGCTTGGATGGCCGAACTCGACACGAACTTCGCCGGCAAGGTGGACAACTACGCGGCGCTCATCACCTCGATTCGCGCCCGTGCGGATGTCCGGCGTGCCGAGTCCGAGCGGCTTGCCAAGCGCGCCCAGATCGACGAGGCGTCGGCCGACTGGCTCGCCGCTCGCCTGCTCCAGGCGCTTGAGGCTCGCGGCACCAGGAAGGTCGAGACCGACCGGTACGCGGTCTCGGTCGTCGGCAACGGCGGCAAGCAGCCGCTCTTGCTGGCCGGCGACGTACCGGCCGACTGGCAGCGGACGAAGACGACCGTTGAGCCGGATCGGGAAAGAATCCGGGCTTCCCTCGAAGCCGGCGAGGCGTTACCGTTCGCGTCGCTGGGTGAGCGCGGCCGGCGGCTCGCGATCAAATGACTCTCTTTGCGTCGGTCCGGCTCGGGTGTTCCTCCGCCCGAGCCGGACCGGCTTTGTTCCCGGAGATGACCGATGAACGAATGGATCCCGGTCGATACCGACCTGTATCGGAAGCCGAAGTTTGTAGCCTTCTGTAGGGCTATGCAGGCAAGCAAGTACGAAGCCGCCGGCCGCGTGCTGGCCGTCTGGTTCTGGGTTCAATCCTACGGGCCTACGACGGCTCTGGACGCGTCCGGCGTTGACGAGGCGACCGGGACACCTCCCGGCACTACGGACGCTCTAATCGCCTCTGGGTGGGCTACAGCGAACCGCCGGTCCGGGACGATCCGGTTCCACTGGCCGGGCGAGACTCTGGCCGAGCGGCGAGAGCGGCGGTCCGAGGCCGGCCGGAAGGCGGTGAACGCCCGGTGGGAACGGGCCCGGTCCGAACGTGCTCCCGGATACGACTGCGATACGACCGTATTACGACCGTACTACAAGAGTGAGAGTGAGAGTAAGAGTAATACAGAAAACCCTTCCTGTCCTGACGGACAGGAAGCCGCACCCGGATCGATCGAGGCGATCGAACCGGATGCCTCGCGGCCTCGATCACGATCCCGGATGTCGCCGATCGCATGGGACGAGGACGCCGGATTCGCCGGCGTCACCGAGGCCGACCGGCGAGCGTGGGCGGAGGCGGCACCCACGGCCGACATCGACCGCGAGATCGCCAAAGCGCACGCCTGGCTCCGGTCTGCCCGACCGGTCGAGCGATGGAGGAACTTCCGGGCCGGCCTTGGCCGCTGGTTCGCCCGGTGCCAGAGGCACGCCGAGCGGTCGGCCGGGCCGCAGTTGACGAGATCCAGTCCCGGCGGCACACTGCCGCTCGGGTGCTACATCGACGCCGAGGGCGTCGCACGAACCGCGAGCGGCGCACCGCTCGACCGTTGACAGGAGATGACCGATGACCACGAAGACGATGACGATGGACGAGATCCGGGCAAAGGTCTGGATGCTCCGCGGCGAGATGCGGCGAAAGCGAATCCCGGCGGACGACATCGTTTGCCGGCTGCTTCGCGAGGACATGGCGATGGGATGGCCGACCGCGATCGCGATCGTCGAGGAGATCCTCGCGCTCCGCGACCAGATCGCCGCGATGAGGACGATGATCGAGATGAGCGACCGCGAGGTCGAGGAGATCCGATCGCAGGTCGAGAGGCTCC